GTATCGATATGAGCAAACTGGCTTCAGGCGCAGCTTATGGCGCATCTGCCGGGACAATCGCCAATGGTCTGCTGACCCGGCTGAGTCCCGATGAATGGAGTGCTGTAGGCGTCCTGGCCGGTATTCTGGTCGCGCTGTTCACGCTCGGCATCAACTGGTACTACAAGCGCAAGGCCACCCTGGCGCAAATCAAAGCCCTTCAGCGCTGGCCCACTGCACAAGACATCAACGAGGAATAACCCATGGCTATCTCAAACAGCCTGCGCAATAAGCTTATTGCTGTCGCGGGTGGCGGAGCTATGGCTATCGCTACGGTGTTCCTCGGCGGTAAGGATGGGGTAGAGGGCAGGGTGTACGAGCCTTACAAAGATGTGGCTGGCGTCTGGACTGTCTGCGACGGTCATACCGGCACCGACATTATCAAAGGCAAAAGGTACACCGACCGGGAATGCGATCGTCTGCTGTGGAATGACCTGCAGCCGGTTAAGAAGTCGGTAGACGGCCTGGTCAAAGTGCCTCTGGGTGAATACCAGCGCGCTGCACTCTACAGCTTTACCTACAACGTAGGCTCCAGCGCGTTCTCCAAATCCACTCTGTTAAAGCGCCTGAACTCAGGTGATGTTGATGGAGCATGCGAAGAACTCCGCCGCTGGGTTTATGCCGGTGGCATGAAATGGCGGGGCCTGATGAACCGGCGAGACATGGAGCGCTCATTGTGTCTGGCGGAGAGTGTCGATGACCTTAAAGGCTAAGCTGCTACTGGCGCTTGCGCTGCTGATTATCGTCGCTATCGCCACCTCGACTGCATTTGCGCTCTACTACCGCGGCAATGCCATTGACTACAAGGCGCAGCGTGACACTGCAACCGGTAATCTCAGGCTGGCTAAAGACACCATCACCGACATGCAGACACGCCAGCGTAATGTCGCCGCACTCGATGAGAAATATACGAAGGAGCTAGCCGATGCTAAAGCCACTATCGAGCAGCTGCATGATGATGTTGCTACTGGCAAGCGCCGGCTGCAGCTCAACGCAACCTGCACGAAACAATCCGCCACCGGCACCTCCAGCCTGGATGATGCAGCCAGCGCCCGACTTACTGACGCCGCTCAACGGGATTATTTCACCCTCAGAGAGCGAATCGAAGTCGCCGGTAATCAAATAGCTGGGTTGCAGCAGTACATCAGAGAACAATGCCTGAAATGATATCGCTCTGTTTCACGTTTCAGCTCAGCTGACACTAATGCATAATCTCCGGTAAATGCTTTTACCTGAGAGAATTATGGAAATTGAGATTGGAAATTTCACCAGAGTTGAAGGGAAATCTGTCTACGCTGAAGTGACGATTTACACCGATCCCGACTCGGGTGGTGAAAACGTGTCTTTGTACCTGAAGTTGCCTTATGAGGCGGAAACAACTTTAGCTGAGTTAGAAAAGGCGGCTAAAGCCCAAGCAATCAAACAAATGAGATCTGCTGCAGACTGGTTAGCCGCACAGTCCGACTAATCACTGCGGCATCATCACAAGGCGCATTTGCGAGTGCGCCTGATAAAAATCATTAAAAAATTTCAACAAACTGCCGATAATCTTTATCTCATTAATAAGGAGGTATAGATGAACTTTGATGATTTGAGCAGGATGATGAGAGACAACGATGATGTTGAAATTGACTTTGCTCCACACTATGTAAAGATTCTTCGTAGCCTAGCTAATAAAATTGAGGCAGGTGAAGAGGTTGGTTTAGAAGGGAAAATCCTAATGTCTAAGGCCGCTCCCGGTATGATCACTTATACGGTGATAACCAAAAAATAGTTTTAAGCCGCCTCCGGGCGGTTTTTTATTGGAGCCAGCATGAGCGATACCTACCCTATAACCGTCACCACCAATTCCGGTGAGACGCATCAAGGCCTGATGAAGCGAAGCCAGCCTGAAATCATTAACGGGTTCGTTGCCTTGGCGACTAACGCAGGCGAGTGGCGTTACTTCCGGGCGGACAGCGTAGATCAGTTCCACTTTGTGCCTGTTGTGGATAATTAAGTTTTTAAATCCGCAATGAGTGGGAGTTTCATTGCGGATATAAGATTTTTAGTATGTAACCTCGAATTCAAATGACTCACCAGCATCACTGATAAGCATTGCACAATAAATTACAGTCGTGGTAGCCCTAGCTTGATGGTCTTTAAGGAACTTGGTAAACAGCCTGGTGATAGCCTTTATAGCTATTTTTTGTTTCTCATCATCCCAGCCATCACCGACTGAAATTGAGCCTTTTATGGTGGTATCTACAGTATCGAGTTTTTCCCATCCATAAAATGGACCGTGATAACTTCCTTCAAAGTCTAAAAGCTTTTCCCATGTTAGGTCACGGATGTCATCGCGTACGCTGTCAGCTTTGTGCTCATCCCTATCGTGGCCAATATTAGATACTGTGTATGTAAGCATAAAATAATTAGACATTTTCATTCCTTTTTTTTGGTTTAAACATTTAGTGAAATCAACGACCAACATTCCAGATACTTTAAATAAACCGGGAAATTATGGCACTCACTGACAAACAAGAAATGTTCTGTCGCGAGTACCTCATCGATTTGAACGCCACGCAAGCTAGGTTGATGACCTAAAGTAACGCTTGCTAAAGATTTCCTAAAATTAAAGCGGAATCGTCAAGTTCCCAGCAGTAGGTGAAGTCAAATTTTTTCTTTGCACCTGATACCGATCCCCAGTGATCTTTCAGGCGTAGAGCATGGCGTCGTGTAGTGGCAATCGGGTAGTCCTTGAACCCCTTTTCGTGAGCTACGATTGCTCGAGTTCTGCCTTCATCAAACCAAGCTTCACCATCAGATGTGACGTGCATGATGGAAAGGTCTAGCTCTGCCCCATCGACCATCCAGTTTCTGATAGACGCCAGCTTATAATCTCTTGGCTGATATCCGTCTTCTTTAAATTGTGCAAGAGCTATATCTCCAGCCCACGAGCTTTTCACAATTAGTATAACGGCCTCATCGCTCTCATCAGAGTTTTGGCAAATGCAATAGATATCCTTGTAACCGGGTGTATTCGCCCTAATCATCGTCCTCTCCTTTTTGGCCTACTTAGTTAAGCTACTATCGGCACCCCCATTAATTCAATTAGGAAAATTTATTGATATGGCGACCAACAAAAAAACTGGCCGCCCTTCTGATTATCTACCAGAGGTGGCTGCTGACATCTGTTCACTGCTTGCCGATGGTGAAAGCCTGCGCAAAATCTGTGAGCGCCCTAGGATGCCGAATAAGGCAACCGTATTCCGCTGGCTCGCTCAGCATGAAGAGTTTCGCGACCAATACGCGAAAGCCACAGAAACGCGCGCCGATGTAATTTTCGAAGAGATGTTCGACATAGCCGACAGTGTTGCCGAAGAGGCCGCAGCGGTAGGCAAAGCACGACTGCGCATCGACACTCGCAAGTGGGCATTAGCACGAATGAACCCGAAGAAGTACGGCGACAAAGTCAGCCAGGAAATAGATCACAAGTCATCTGATGGCAGCATGGCAACTAAGCCGACGACCATTCAACTTCTTCCCGTTGAGCCAAAAGCATGAGTGATGCCGTTCAGCTTCCAATCCCCGCTAAGCTCGCTCCACTTTTCACCGCTATCAACAAACGTTACCGCTGCTCACATGGTGGTCGCGGCAGTGCAAAAACGCGCACGTTTGCCCTGATGACAGCCGTAAAGGCATATCAGGCGATGATGAATGGTGAGAGCGGGGTGATTCTATGCGCCCGTGAGTTTATGAACTCTCTGGAAGAGTCGAGCATGCAGGAAGTTAAGCAGGCGATCATGTCTGTGCCATGGCTGGCTTCCAATTTCGACATTGGTGAGAAATACATCCGAACCATCGATAAATCGGTGACGTATGTTTTCGCCGGGCTGAGGCATAACCTCGACAGCATCAAGTCGAAAGCACGCATCCTGCTGTGCTGGGTGGATGAAGCGGAATCGGTTAGCGAAATCGCCTGGCAGAAGCTGAGCCCTACCGTGCGTGAAGAGGGCTCAGAGATTTGGGTAACGTGGAACCCGGAGCGCGACGGAAGCGCTACTGACAAACGGTTCCGCAAAGAGTACGGTGACGACTGCATCACTGTCGAGATGAATTACACGGATAACCCGTGGTTTCCTGACGTGCTGGAAGGCGAGCGCCTTAATGACCATCGCCGCTTGGACCCAGCAACCTATGCATGGATATGGGAGGGGGCTTATCTCGAAAACTCAGATAAGCAGGTGCTTGCTGGTAAATACCGCATCGCTGAGTTCTCTGACAACCTATGGAAAGAAGCTGAACGATTGTTCTACGGTGCTGACTTCGGTTTCGCCAAAGACCCTAACACGCTGGTACGATCCTTCATCCTGCATAACCGCCTTTACATCGAGTATGAGGCCTATGGGCAGCAAACTGAGCTGGACCATATGCCAGCGCTGTACGACACCATCCCAGGAGTGCGAGAGTGGCCCATAAAGGCCGACTCTGCTCGACCTGAGACAATCAGCTATCTGAGGCGTCAGGGCTTCAATATTTCAGCCGCTGAGAAGTGGCATGGCAGTGTTGAGGATGGCATCGCTCATCTTCGTGGCTTTGATGAGATCATCATTCACCCCCGCTGCAAGAATGTTGCGCGCGAGGCGCGCATGTGGTCGTACAAGACGGATCGCATCACTGGCGAGGTGCTGCCGAAGCTGGCAGATGGTGACGAGCACTGCTGGGATGGCATACGCTATGGCCTGGATGGTCACATCAAACGTAAAGGCCAGATGGCAGGAATGCTGCTGCCAAAGCGACTAAGACGATAATCCGGCTAGCATTCAAGAATATATGAATCTAGTCGATAACATGTTTGCAATCTGAACATGGAGAAGGGTTTATGAATTCTTGGTTTATATCTTGGTGCACCTATACAAGCAGTGAGGCAGGCGGCATGGCCGTTTATAGCTTTGGTTCTTGTGTAAAAGATTATCCTGCTGAGGCACATCCTGACCAAGTTCATGATGATATGATTGTTAGCCTCAAAAGAGCGCAGAACACAGAGTATGTGCACATCACGTCATTTAACCGGGTGTAATCCGCAGTTAATTATAAGGTCGCTACGGCGGCCTTTTTTATTGCCCAAATCCCACCGGCGGACCAACCATGACTGAAAAATTAACGCTAGCCGTCAATCACGCGCTGAATGACGTCAGGCTTGCCCGTGCGCGGGAGATGGCATTTAACCCCGGCAAGGGGCTGGACGCGAAACGCGAAAGCGCCTGGTGCGAATACGGCTTCAAAGAAGACCTGACGTTTGAAGACCTTCATAAGCTTTATCGTCGCGGTGGTATTGCTCACGGTGCGGTCAATAAGCTGGTATCGAACTGCTGGCGAACCAACCCGCAGGTTATTGAGGGCGAGCAGTCTGACGACTCTCGGGAGCTTACTGCCTGGGAGAAGGCTGGCAATCAGGTATTCACCCACCGATTCTGGCGGGCATTTGCTGAAGCCGATAAGCGTCGATTGGTTGGCCGCTGGGCTGGCCTCCTGCTGCACATTAAAGACAGCAAAAAATGGGATGAGCCAGCTGTCAAAGGAAAGGCTCTGCAGAAAATTACGCCGGTATGGGCCAGCGCGCTAAAAGTTGGCGGCCGTGATAATTCGGGTGCCATAGCAATGTGGCAGTACACTGAATCGCTTACTGATGGCAGCACGGCACAGCGTAACATTCACCCTGACCGCGTGCTGATTATCGGCGATATGTCAGAGGATGCTATCGGCTTCCTTGAGCCGGGGTACAACGCCTGCGTCAGCTTGGAAAAAGTTGAGGGTGGTTCGGGCGAGTCGTTCCTCAAGAACGCAGCGCGTCAGCAGAATATCAACTTCGACAAAGAGGTCGATTTCAACAATCTGGCCTCAATGTACGGCGTGACGGTTGATGAGCTGCAGGAGCGTTATAACGAGGCCGCACGCGAGATTAACCGCGGCAACGACACGCTGCTGATTACGCAGGGTGCTCAGGTCACCTCAATGGTCAATGCGGTTTCTGACCCATCACCAACTTATGACGTCAACCTGAAGACATTCAGCTCATCAGTTGATGTGCCATCTCGCATCATCGTTGGCAACCAATCAGGTGAGCGCGCCAGCACAGAAGACCAGATTTACTTCAATGGGCGCTGCCAGTCACGGCGAGGCGACCTGTCATTCGATGCTGAAGACATGGTCGACAAGCTCATCTATCTGCAGATCATCAAACCCGTGGCTAAGTTCAGCATCCTGTGGGATGAGCTCAACGAGCAATCACCATCGGACAAACTGGATAGCGCGGTGAAGATGAGCAACATCAACCAGACATCTCTGGCTTCTGGCGAGCAGGTATTTACGGTTGATGAGATTCGCGTGGCCGCAGGATATGAGCCAGGCGGTAGTGAGCCATTACCGGAGGATGAGGACGATGGCGAAACTGAAAAAGAAACCCAAACCAGCGATATTGCCCGGCAACAAGCTTGACCCGACCGGTGTCGACAGGCTTGAGCGCAGTGCAATGCGTGACTATGCCAGGCGACTGAAGCAAATCAGCAACCGCTACATCGAACTTCTCAATCGCATCCCGGCAGAGCCAGTAGTAAACCAGCGTTACACCTTCCAGTTAGACCCGAGCTTGCTGTCGATGCTTTTGCAGAACGGCGATTCACTCGTTGATGAAATCCTGCTTCAGGGTGGCGAGTTCAACCCGTGGCTTTTTCATGATTACGTTTCACCATCCTATCAGCGAGGCACTGCGCAGGAGTTTGCCAATCTCGCTCAGCAATCTGCAACCTATGAGGCGTATCGCGGTAGCGTGCAGGAAATCCTTCTCAGTGATGCGTATCAAAACCGCCTGGTGCTTGTCAGGGCGCGCACGTTTGAAGAGATGAAGGGCCTATCTGCTGATGTTAAGCAGAGCCTGTCACGGGTGCTGACTGACGGCATTGGTCGGGGCCAGAACCCGAAAGAAGTCGCCAGACGCATACGTGATCAGATTGGCACTGAACAGGGGCGCGCTAACCGCATCGCCCGAACCGAGATAACAACGGCGTTACGCCGCGCACTCTGGGATGAGCATGACTCAGCCAGTGATGATCTCGGACTGAATGTCATGCTGCTGCACCTGTCAGCATTGAGTCCCACGACCCGCCAGACGCACGCTCTGCGCCACGGCAAACTCTACACCTCAGAAGATGTTCGCGACTGGTACAGCATTAACGGTAACGCGATCAACTGTAAGTGCTCGCAGGTCACTGTACTGGTCGACGAAAAAGGCGTTCCACTCAATTCATCCGTCATTGATATCGCCAAAAAAGAGTTTACCCAGACATGGGGTAAGCGCATGGCAACCAACAAATCACACCACTGCTGCAACCATAAGCACGCGGCTTAATCGAGAGATAACCATGACTATGCAGGTCAACGTCACCACCAGGGTGAACAGTCAGGCTATTCGCCGTGAAACTTACAACGGTCGTGAACATCTGGTTCTGCCGAGTTACACGCTGCCGGCCAACGTTGTGATGAATGGCGGGCTTTATTCAGCATCGGAAATTGACGCTCATTATCAGGGGCTGGAAGGCACGCTTGCACCGCTTGGGCATCCGACGGTTAACGGCCAGTTTGTCTCAGCTTTCTCACCTGAGGGCATCAACGCCGGTCACATCGGTGCGTGGAACCGCAACGTAAAGAAATCCGGCAACCGCGTATATGCGGAAAAATGGGTCGACACCACAGTTGCCAACCAGAGTGAAGGCGGTCGAGAACTTCTTGAGCGCGTATCCGCCATTGAGCGCGGTGATGATGTTCCGCCGATCCACACCAGCGTTGCCGTTTTCCTTGAGCAACTGGAAGCGAATGCTGAACAGAAGGCACAGGGCATCGAGTGGGTCGCGAAGATTAACGCGATGGACCATGACGCCATCCTGCTCCATGAGGTGGGTGCTGCACAGCCAGAGCAGGGCGTTGGCCTGATGGTTAACGCTGACCAGGCTAAAACGCTCCAGGCTAATTCTGGCGCACTGATTGGTGAGTCATACCGCGAACGTGAGCGACGTCTTGAGCAGGCAGCCCGCGATAAGTTTGCTACCGGACAGGACGATTACGCGTGGATTGCTGACTTCACCGATTCGCAGGCGATCGTCATCCGTAATGGTGGCGATGCGCAGGTTTATGGTTACACCACCGAAGGCGGCAAGATCACCTTTGACGATACTGGCTCAAAAGTCGCTCGACAGGAGTCGTGGGTCGCCATCGTAGCCAACAAAGTTAAATCCCTTTTTACGCCGCAGGAAGCTCCTGCAACAAACCACCAAACGGAGGGCGATATGCCTTTAACCAAAGAAGAACTGGAACAGATTGGCACTATCGTCAGCGGCGCTATTGCTGCGAATAACGAAGCGTCACTGAAGCCTATCACCGAAGCACTGGCAGGCATCCAGGCCAATCAGAAAACGCTGTCTGATTCCCTGACGGCTAACTCGCGCGCAGAAGAGAAAACCAAGCGTGATGCAGTTGCAGCGGTGCATGGCGAAATCGTTGCTAACGCACTGTCAGGCGAAGCGCTGGACGCAATGTTTAACTCTCTGGGTGAAGCCACCCACATCGGCACCAACAGTGCCAAAAACCCACCAGTGACCGGAGCACCGGATCCGGTTGCTTACTTCGGAGGTGCTGCGTAATGGCACGTTATCGTCGCGTTAACATCGACGGTCAGTCTCTGTACAAGACCGAAACCCGCGTTACTGCTGCAGCGCTGCTGCCGGGTACTGCGGCTGTCATCAACGACGACAATGAGTTTGCGCAGGCTACCGCGCTGGCTGGTCGTCTCTACATCATTGACGTTGCATACCATCAGGGTATGAAAATCACTGAAGCCGTTCCGGCTGGCGACTCCGCCGTAGGTAACTACGTGGAAGAAGGCCGAGAGCTGGCGCTACTGTGTGTTGCCGGCACCTACGGTAAAGACGACCCGATAAAACTCGGCACGAACGGTCAGTTCACCAAAGCCACATCTGATACCGACTCGGTTATTGGCTACAGCCAGGATGAAGCGACTATCGCCGCAAGTTCTACCGACTTTATCCGCGTGCGTATGCGCGTCGGCACCGTTGCCGCAGCTGCTGGCGCTTAATCAGGAGAATAAAATGTATTTTACCGCTGAAACACTGGCTGCTAACAGCCGACTGCGCGGACACTGGAACGAGCTGTGGGCGAACCGTGACATCTTCAATGCTCAGCACGACATGATGGTTAACGCGTTTCGTACGCGCATGACGCATGAGATGCTGGCAGCGAATGCCATCGGCGGCTTTACCCGCGAGTTCTGGGCTGAGATTGACCGCCAGATTACCCAGATGCGCGACCAGGAAGATGGTATGGAAATCATCAACGACCTGATGGGCGTGCAGACCGTTCTTCCGATCGGCAAGACTGCGAAGATGTATAACGTAGCAGGCGATATCGCAGATGACGTATCTATCAGCATTGATGGGCAGGCGCCATATTCATTCGACCACACCGATTACGATGGTGATGGCGATCCGATCCCGGTGTTTACCGCGGGCTATGGCGTCAACTGGCGTCATGCCGCTGGCCTGAGCACCGTCGGTATCGATCTGGCGCTTGACTCTCAGGCTGCTAAGCTGCGCAAATTCCATAAAAAGCGCGTTGATTACTACCTCAATGGTAGTGACGCAATCTCCGTAGATGGCATGAAAGGCCAGGGCATCCGTAACCACCGCAACACATCCAAGATCAACCTTGGCAGTGGTGCTGGCGGTGCAAACATCGACCTGACTACTGCTACCCCGGCTCAGATGCTGGCTTTCTTTGGTCCAACTGGTGCCTTTGGTCTCAATGCACGCCGGAACAAAGTGGCTGCTTATGACAAGCTGTGGGTGAGTGCTGAAATCTGGGCGAACATGTCCAAGCCTTACACCATCGAAGTTGGTAGCGGATCGAATGCTTTTGTAAACGGCACCGTGCTGGATGCGATTGCGAAATTCATTCCGGCCAGAGAAATCACACCGACCTTCGCACTTACCGGTAATGAATTCTTCGGCTACCAGCGCCGTCAGGACGTCATTTCTCCACTGGTTGGTATGGCTGTTGGTACTGTTCCGCTGCCTCGCCCGATGCCACAGAGCAATTACAACTTCCAGATCATGTCTGCTGAAGGTTTGCAGATTAAGAAGGATGGCGAAGGCCTGTCCGGTGTGGTCTACGGCGCGAATCTCGCATAAGGAGCAATCATGGCTGAGAAATACGAAGTAATTAAGCCGTGGCACGGCGTGGCAACGGGCGATGTGGTGCAGTTGGAAAAGGTTCACCCGTCGCTGAAATCACATGTCCGCAAGCTGTCCGATAAAGCATCAGCTCAGCTGGTTCCGGCAACGCCTACCGCCACCTCTGAAAAGCAGGCCCGCAAAGATGCTATCGCGGCTCGACTGACCGAGCTCGGCATTGATTTCAAAGGCACCTTAGGCGCTGACAAGCTGGGAGAGCTGCTGCCAGAAGGTGAGCTGGAAAAGCTTTTCCCAACCGCTGAATAACAACCGCCGCGCTGGCGGTTTTTTTATGCCCTGTTTCGACAGGGCTGAGAGGTATTCATGGTTACCCAGGAGCAGGCAAAAGAGTATCTGGTGAGCCAGGGTATTACGCTGCCAGAATTTATTCTCACGGCGCTTGTTGAGCAGGCTAACAGCATTCAGGAGTGTCTGGACGCTAATTACCCGGCGGCAACCGCATTGCTCATTCAGATGTACCTGTTAGGACTGATGGGGCTGGGGCAGGGCGATAAATATATCAGCTCTCAGTCAGCCCCGTCTGGTGCGTCGAGGTCATTCCGGTACGGTTCATTCGCCGATCGCTGGAAGGGCTCTCTCGGACTTCTGCGTGGTCTCGACAAAAACGGGTGTGCGACTGCATTGATACCCGCCGATCCAACTCAGCAGGCATTTGCCGGTCTGTGGGTAGCTAAAGGCGGGTGCATGTGTGGGGGACGGAAATGAATTGGCAATCCCCCTCATCGCCGCCAAAGCCATATGACCGAATCTGGCTGAAAACGTCTACCGGCCGGGAAACCACCGGCTACGTGAACAGCAGCGGCGAATGGGTGTTCAAATGCAAGCGCATCGCTGCTGAAAAGCCCACTGTAATCGGCTGGAGGCCATAGCAATGAGTTCATTAGCTAACTGGTCATACACCGCTCAGGCGACCATCTGGAAGTCTTTGGGGCTGGATGAATACGGCGATTCTCTTGGCTGGTCTGAGCCACTGGTAATTGCCTGCGACTACCAAGGCGGACTGTCAAAGCGGATCGGTGCTATCGGTGGAGAGAAGGTCGTAAAAAACACCATCTGGACTGAGTATGCGCTGGCTAAAACTGGCGACTACATCCTGATCGGAACGTCGACGGAAGTTGACCCCATCGCCGCCGGTGCCGATGAAATCATGCAGTCAATTCAGTATGCCGACACGTTCGAGCGTACCGCAGACGACTGGGCGATCATCACAGGGGTTTAGCTATGGGCGTTAAAATACGAGGAGTAGAGCAGGCTAAGCGTAATCTTGATGCTGTCATTAATGACATTCAGGGGCGAAGGGCTTTGCGTGCCATCCAGAGTGTGCTGATCATCGGTTCATCTCAGGCGGCAATTTATACACCAATCGACACCTCTACTCTGCTTAACAGCCAGTATCGCGAGATTACAGCGAGTGGCACGCGCTTAGTCGGTCGCGTCGGTTACTCAGCTAATTATGCCGTCTACGTTCACGATCCCAACATTCCGCAGAACTTCCGGCGCTCAACCGCACAGAAAGAGTTCCTGACCAAGGGCTTCGAAGATTCGCGCGATGCCATCAACGCAGTAATCAAAAAGGAGATGGCACTTTGAACCCCGCTATGCATACGCGCGTGCGCAATTACCTGGTGGATGCAGGGCTGACGGACGGGTTTAAAACT